AAAAGGCTTTCAAGCAAGCGGAGACTTCTACAGAGAAGCTGACTAAGAATGTAAAGCAACTAGCCAAGACCTTCGGTCTGGCTTTTGGTACTGCTCAAGTCGTAGCCTATGGCAAGGCTTCCGTCAAAGCCGCGGCAGAAGATCAGAAGGCACAAAAGCAGTTAGCACTAGCCCTAAAGAATGTTGGGCTTGGTCGAGATGCTGCTACTTCTGAGGCATACATCCAGAGATTACAGAGCGAGTTCGGCATTGTCGATGACTTGCTACGCCCTGCCTATCAGACATTGGCAGTAGCCACAGGCGACACAGCAGAAGCACAGAGACTTCTCAATCTATCTTTAGACATAGCAGCCTCAACAGGCAAAGACTTGGGTGTCGTAACAGCGGCATTGAGTCGTGCATACCTTGGAAACAACACAGCTCTTAGCAAGCTTGGCGTTGGTATCTCAAAGGCAGACCTTAAGGCTAAGTCTTTTCAAGACATCACAGAGCAATTAACTACAACCTTCGCAGGATCAGCAACGGCTTCTGCTAATACTTTCCAAGGCTCAATTGACAAGCTAGGCGTTGCGACCGCTAATGTCAGTGAGATCATTGGCACTGGGTTAATTGATGCGCTAACTAACCTTGGTGAAGACACAAGCGTGGCAGAGCTAGCGGCTAACATGGAAAAGACTGCACAGTATCTTGCAGATGTTATTCGTGGCGTGGGAGTCCTAGCGGCTAAACTCAAGGACATCCCAGTCTTAGGCAATTTCAATGTTGGCATGATCCCTATCGTTGGCTCATACATTGAACTATTGCGGAAGGCTGGAACACAAACCGCAGAACTTACTTCTGCTGATAACGCTCACCTCAAGAGCCTCAATGATCAATTCAAGGTGACTCAAAAGATCTCAAAGGTTTCCACGAAACTGACAGAGGATGAACTAAAGAAACTCAAGGCTAAGCGACTACAGAACGCAATTGATAAGGCTAACCTTGCCCTCAATAAGGGTGAAGAAGTCTTTGACATGGACAAGATCCAGATTGCTGCTGCTCTTACTAACCAAGCAGAGCAATTGGGCAAGGCAACAGGCGCAGCACAGGTCTTACAGATTGCTAACGACACTGCTCGCCTAAATGTCAAGCGTTCAATTCTTGCTTTAGAAGATGCTATCCAAGCCAAGGATGAGGCAGCGATTGTTGCTGCTACTAAGAAACTTAATGCTGACCTTGGCAGTTTAGCTGCTCTTACTGGTCAGAATGTTAAATTGACAGACATCAAATCAATCCTTGACACACTTAAGCCTAAAGAATTGATTGATCAAGATAATTTAGATAAGGCTCTAGCCAAGATTGCAGCAATGCTGAAGTCTTTGTCATCCTTCACTTTCCCTTCAGGAGGCGGCGGAGGCGGCGGTGGTGGAGGTGGTAACAACGGTGGTGGCGGTGGTGGATCTAACGGCGGCATGACTAAAGAAGATGAACACCTTTCAAAGTTAGCCAACCAAGCTGTTAGCAATCTAGTAAAGCCAACACTTACAAACACACCATTCGACAATGGAATGTTCAACTTAGAAGATGTTGCTCGTTCATCCCTGCTCGCTGGTCTATCAGGTGGCGCAGGTGTTTCTGGTGCGGTAAGCGGTTCACGCTATGCAGCACAGGCAGCTAATCAATACAACATTACTATTCAATCAGGCATTGGCGACCCTAATGCTATTGCAGAAGCGGTTAATCAAGTCCTACAGGATGCAGTCGATCGCGGTACTTTGAGGGCTGGAACTTACTAATGACATGGCTTCCAGAGTGGCGAGTTACAGTAGGTGATGATGTCTATACGACTGTCACCTCTGTTTCCTATGCCTCTGGTCGCTTAGACATTGATCGACAGGCTACTGCTGGCTACTGCCAAGTAGAGATAGTAAAGACAGACAATTCGCCTTTCACCATCAATGTCACAGAGCCAATCACTTTAGAGTTGAAGAACTCATCTGGCACTTATGTCACTGTATTTGGTGGCGAGGTCTCTGACTTCTCCATCGGAGTGCGTAGCCCTGAGGAGTCTGGGTACATCACCACAGGCAAGATTCTAGGCATTGGCTCACTGGCTAAACTCACCAAGGCTGTCTATAACACTGCACTTGCAGAGGGCTTAGACGGAGCACAGATCGCAGAGATTCTGGGACAAGCCTTGAACCTTACTTGGGAGCAGGTAACACCTACGACCACTTGGGCAACCTATCCAGCCGATGTCACTTGGGCTAATGCAGAGTCAAGCATTGGCACAGTGGACACAGGCTTCTACACCATGATAGCCCTTGCAGCTAGCGCATCTGCTAAGTCTCAGACCTTGGTCGATCAGATTGCTACTTCTGCCCTTGGTCAAATCTATGAGGAAAAGGACGGAGATGTTTCCTATGACGATGCAGATCACAGATCTAACTACCTCGCAGCAAACGGCTTTACTAACCTTGATGGGGCGTATGCAACTCCATCATCTATCCAGTCACAAACTCAGATTGCTCGCATCCGTAATAGCCTCATCTACCGCTACGGAGCATTCTACGCCAGCACCTACAGTACCTCTGACACAGACTCTATAGCCTCTTACGGGCTCTTTGAGCGTTCCTTTGACTCTAACATCAAGAACCTTGCAGACATCACTGACATCGCCTCTAGAGAGCTTAATCTACGCAAGAACCCACGCGGGTCATTGGGTGCAATTACCTTCCGCCTAGACAATCCCGACATGCCAAGCACGATGCTTGACAACCTCATTAATGTCTTTTTCGGTCAGCCTGTCCTTATCCTGAACCTACCTAGCAACCTGCTCGGTGGTCAGTTCGATGGCTTTGTGGAGAATGTAGCCCTACGCGCTACACCTACATTTGTGGACATGACCCTCTACATCTCAGCAACAGACTTCTCACTATCAACAACCCAATGGGAAACAGTATTGCCAGCCTCACTTATCTGGACTGGCGTAAATGGTACACTTACTTGGACTAACGCGACTGGAGCACTAACCTAATGGCAACTACCACCACGAATTACGGCTTTGACATTCCAACGAGCTCAGACCTCGTTAAGAATGGTGCTACGGCTATCGCTACGCTTGGTCAGGACATTGACACACAGTTCGCTGGTCTTACAGTCAATGCCCAGACTGGCACTTCATACACAGCAGTCAAGGCAGATGGACTCAACGCTATTGTCACAATGGACAATGCTTCAGCCAATACTTTTAGCATCCCAACAGATGCGACTTACGCATTTCCTACAGGTACAACCTTGCTTGTTTATCAGAAGGGTGCAGGGGTTACTACTATCCAAGCTGCATCATCTGGCACTACTACAGTCGTGAGCGCAGGTGCGGTTGCTGCTGCTCCAGTCCTTGCTCGTTACAAGTCAGCCGCTTGTATCAAGATTGCTGCTAACTCTTGGATCGTTGTCGGTGCAGTTGCCTAATGCTTAACACATTAGCGGGGATCATTGCATCCTCTGGGGGCGCAGCAGCGGGTGGAGACTATGAGTCTATTGCTACTGTAACTGTGGGCTCTGGTGGAGCATCAAGCGTTACTTTTAGCAGCATCCCATCAACTTATCAGCATCTACAATTAAGAATCTTTGCACAGGTAACACGCGCAACTTATGGGCGCGGTGGTTACTCAATGCGAGTTAATTCGGACTCAGGCAATAATTACTCCCAGCATGACATCACTGGCAATGGCGATGCAGCGCAGACAGTCGGCTATGCGAGCCAATCGAACATTACTCTGGGATTGTTAGGAACGACCACATCTAATGCTTTTGGTGCAACTATTGTAGATCTTCTCGACTATAAAGATACTAACAAGTATAAAACTATTCGCTCTTTAGGCGGCGTAGATCATAACGGCTTAATTGCTGGTTTCGGTGGAATCATTGGATTAAACTCTAATGCTTGGTATAGCACATCTGCTATTAGCTCCATTGTGATAACTCCAGATTTCTCGCCATTCACTCAATACAGCAGCTTCGCCCTATACGGGATAAAGGGGTAACATGCCATCTACTTATACTCCGATTGCTACTACTACATTGGGCAGTGCTACTAACGAAGTGATCTTTAGTAGCATCCCAAGCATTTACACAGATCTAGTCTTTATTGCCAATGCTAAGCCAAGCACTTCTGCCTACATGGGCTATGGTCAATTCAACGGTGACACAGGTACTAACTACTCTGAGACACTTCTTTATGGCACAGGATCTACAGCTGGATCTAACCGTGAGTCAAATCGCACTAATTGCTATTTTGGAAACTGGACTACACAAAACAGCACTTCATCATTTACGGCTTACATTATTAACATCATGAACTATGCAAACACGACTACTTACAAGACAGCAATTAGCCGATCTGCCGATGCTGGTACAGAGACCAATGCAGTAGTTAATCTTTGGCGTTCAACTGCTGCAATTACTTCGTTTAAATTTTCCCTTAATACTGGAAACTTTGTCGCTGGCTCTACATTTACATTATACGGGGTGAAAAGTGCCTGATACATTTATCAAGATTGCATCCGTTACAGTCGGATCAGGTGGGGCAAGTAACATCGAGTTTACTTCAATCCCTAGCACTTACACCGATCTATGCATTAAGTTAAGTGCAAGATCAAATGCTTCTGGTGCTAATTATGATCTAATGTTTTATCGCTTTAATGGCGATGGTACTAACTCATACATTGGGCGTTGGTTATCAAATGATGGATCATCACCTGTCAGTAATTTGCAAAGCGCAACAGCTTATGCTATTCCTCGCTATGCAATACCAGCTGCAACAGCAACATCTAACACTTTTGGCAACTTTGAGATGTACATTCCCAATTATGCGGGATCTAATTACAAATCTGTATCTATTGATTCTGTATCTGAAAATAATGCTACGGCTGGCTATGTAAACCTGCAAGCAGATGTATGGCAAAAGACTAACGCCATAACCTCTTTTGCGATTTACCCTTACAATGGCAGTTTATTTTTACAATACTCAACCGCTACCCTTTACGGCATCAAGAACTCATAAGGAGACAAACATGGCAGACACGAAGATCGTAGTTGATTGCTCTACTGGGGAAGTCTCAGAGATCGAATTAACCGCAGAAGAAGTGGCACAGCGCGAGGCAGATGCTCAGGCGTTCGCTGAGGCTAAGGCAGCAGAGGAAGCAGAAGCAGCGGCTAAGGCTGCTGAGAAGGCGGCACTGCTGGACAAGCTAGGCATTACCGAGGATGAAGCGAAGCTTTTACTTGGATGAAGGTAAAACTTTCTAAGGCTGCTGTCCAATTAAGAGAGCAGATCGATGACTCGTTCCCAGATCGTGACCGCACATCGGATGGTTGGATCGGTGATACCCGACACGCTGCTCGCAAGTCAGATCATAATCCAGATGAGCAGGGCTGGGTACGCGCCATTGATGTGGACAAAGACCTATTCAAAGGCGGAAAGCCAGACATCATGGGAGATCTTGCTGATCAGCTTCGTACCTTATCCAAGGGAAAAACAGACAAGCGTATTAGTTACATCATTTACGATGGACGAATCTGCTCCAGCATCCTTAACTGGAAGTGGCGCAAATACACAGGGGCTAACAAACACACTAAGCACATGCATGTTAGCTTTAAGAAAGAAGCTGACAATGATGGTGCTTTTTTTCAAGTACCTATGTTAGGAGCATCTAATGGATAAT